AGCATGCCCCGCATATTCAGCAGGAACACGAGATCAGCACGATTGATCGGCTTGTTTGTCACACCGCTATCATTCAGTTGCGAAGCAATCGTTGCCGCCGAATCACCCGCGTCGACAAACGCGGCAATGTCACTATATTTCAAACTCATTACGCCAACTCCTCCGCTGATTGATGCTCACCCGACCGCTTCAAAATCTGGTCAATGTCTTTCATGACTTCCATGTTGTCTCGCATGACCGCTGTATTAGATTTGATGGTGTCGTTGCTGTTGTTGATGATGTCGACAAGCTCACCTCGAACCCATTGTTCAAGTTCGTCGATGCGGTCATCTGTCTTCTGTTGCCGCTTGGACGAGTGCCACACAAAAAAGCAGCAGAGTGCCGCTGGCAACCCCACCGTGCCAATGAAATTTCCAACTTCGTCAATCACGGCTGCGTCTTTCTATTCTTGGCCACTTCAGTTGTATTGTGAGGCACTTCGGACTTTCACCGCTCCACTGTGATTGCGAATTTGACCTCACGAGTCGTATTCACACCCTGGCACCTCGACAGGATTTATGGAGATGTTTCCTTAAAATAATCCTCAATCCGACCGAGACCGATCTCGACAGTTTCATCGGAATTCGCAGGTTGCACAATGGGCGCGGGTGACTGACTCAGCAGATAACCCACAAGGCCAGCACCCGGAATCGCCGCTCCTAGCAATGCAGCCAGCAACGGGCCCAGTGACGACGATTGTGACCCAGACACCACAATCGGCGTTGGGTTGGTCACGTCGCCCAGAATGGTCTGCTGATTCCCCATATCATCGGTCTCAGATTCGTCACTGTTCCAAAGGGCTTTGCGTGTCCAAGCTGACTCCGCCTTCCGGTTCAGCATCTGCTCCTGGTGCGTGTCCTGAATCGCTTGATTCGCCATGATCCCGCTCCACTGCTTCAGCCGTCCCATCCGATCCAGATACTTCACTACTCGATTGCGATCCGGTGAGTTCGTCTGTGATTCGGTCGAATTCGTCATGGTCACCTGTTGCGGTTGCGTCGATCAGGCGTGAGAGTCGATCACTCGACCGCTCTCTTGCCTGTCGATTCTCTTTGAGGATACGGCTCAGCGTTTCCTCAAGACTCATTACGGTCCAGCCTGAGTGGTGGGTGATGCGATTGGAGTGGCAATCACGCCCGATGTGGCGCGTGACTCCACAGCACCCAGCTCATCAAAGTTGCGAGCCGCAGCAGACTGCAACACGCCCAACGCAGTGGTTGAGATGTTACGGCCATCGCGGTTGTTGGCCTGGATGTTGCCAACGCTTTCGAGTTGCAACTGGGCAGCCACATTGGAAGGAAGATCGATAGGTTCTGGCATCTCACATTCTCCATTTGTTGGAGGTTCTAAAGTCAAAACGCCGTCACCAATGACGGCGTCGTTTGTTTCGTCAGTCGGCATTTTTAGTCAACTTGCGGACATCGAGAATCACAGGCTCGTCTGGTCGATAAATTTCGTCATCGATAATGTTCGTGCCGTCCACAATCAGAAAACGCCTTGATGGCAGCGAGGGAGACGGCAACGGGTGCGCTTGCAAGTAGGCAGCAATTGCCGCCCTCAGCTCAATCTCCGATGGACACGTTCCCGCCTCTCCATTCGCTCCTGCTGGTCCAACTGGACCGGTGTATCCGCGTTCTCCTCGATCGCCCTTGTCGCCCTTCAGTTTGTCTCCATATTTGACATACAATGCATCTGCCAACCGCTCATAATCTACAACTGGTTTTCCTGGTGCTTGCGTCGGTTTCGGCTCTGGTAGCGGTTCCTGCAAAGGTCTTGGTGCTAACGGTTGAACGCGATATTGCGGCGGGTCAATTACAACGCGCGCGCGAGCCGGCGCCACGGGTGTGACTCGGTATCGAGGTGGGCTGCAATATCCTTGAGGGCAATTCGTTCGCATCCAGTGGCACAAATTCGTAGTTGTCCAAACAGTGTCGCCGCATCGCGGATTGTTTGCTGAGTTGACGATGGCGACCAAATACCCTTGCTGTGTGACAATGGCACCGCCCGAATCACCGATGCACACATTGTGAGAGCAGTGATATCGATTGCGTTCCTCATGCTTGACTCGCCTGGCCAACACGGGACCACCCAAGCGACACCCCACCAGCACCGTTCCGTCAGCAGCGTTGAATTCCTCACTTAGGTAGTAGTTGCTTTTTGATCTCATGCCGCGAATGGCCAAAACGGCGATGTCGTTGCCGTTGCCGTATTCCTTCGCGATCACCTTGGCCCGATGCGTAGAGACTCGATCACACACCGTCACAGTGGCTGCGTCACCCACGACATGAGCCGCTGTGAGCAGATAACCGAACTCATCATCGTTTCCAATAGATACGCACGTTCCTTCACCACGTGCGTTGTCGCGCTGGACCTCAACCTTGTAAACCTGAGCAGGCAGCGAGACACAGAGCAATAGTAAGGCGATGAGTGTTTTCATTTATCAAGATCCCTTGTCATTCTGAATCACAAATCGGCTCTGCATCCGCCCCGACGTAATCACATACACAAACGAATCCGGCACCTCGCAGCCATCAACGAACCGCCCCTGACCGTCGTACTGGGCGATGAACTTCACCGAGCACGGCACAACGGATTCGATGTATCTTTCCACCAACCGCATCTCAGATTGATTCACGGCGGGATAAGCTGCCACGATATTCAGCGTCGAATTCGTCTTGTCGCCGTCTGATTCCGGAGTCTGTGACAGTGGCCGGATATGCGAACGGTGCAACCCGCTGCCGCGATACTTTGCCAGCGTGAAATCGATCGCCGGGTGATTCTTCCAAGCCCGCCTGCGAGAGTGCGGTCCTGCAACATCCCGCTCAGTCAGCTCAAAATACACACTCTGCAACTGTCCGTTTTCCACGGTGGTCGAGTAGAGTATTCCGCCGCTTTTCGTGGGCGTGACGATCTCCTCGGCTGAGACAGGCAGGCAGAAAACGAGCAGGCAAAAGCCAGCCAGCATGAGGTTGCGGACCGTCTTCTGAAATTCGTCGAACACAGGCAAGCCCAGCCTGGCAATTGCTGAAACCGCGAAGCAATCTGCGCTAACAATCGGCGTGTAACTTCCCCACTTGAGTCGCAAAAACATCACCTGCCCCCCAGGAAAGACCACCAACCCGCAGCACGTACGGCCGCGTACATTGCTCGGCACTTCCATTCGGGAACGTCGGAGATTCGCAGCAATTCGCGAAACACCGCGTCACCGATATTTCTCAGCCCCAAGCTATTGTGACGCTTGGCCTCAGTGCAAAAGTAATCATGCACAGTTGCGGCGAGTTGATACTGGCCTCTCATGGGATGCCCAGCAACTAGCCACAACCAGCGTGGAATCGATGCCCCGTTGGTCACGTAACCATTGTCGGGATGTCCGGGGATGGCGATATCGACCACACCACCAATCTGCACATGCAGCGTCTTCAGCAGTCGGTACAAATCACCCTCACGCGGATCTGTCCCAATCCACTTCAGCTCGAGATCGCCGTTGATGATGGTGTTCATTTTGTGAAGGCACAAAAAAAAGCGGTCCGTCCCACTGGCGAAGCCAGTTGTTTGTCATGTTGGATTATGAACTCCAACGATTCGACTGTCTAGGCTATTTTATTTTAGCGGCTGATAATCCGTAGTCTTCCCTGAGTTCATTACATCCACTTCGAACGGAGAAGAATCCAGCAGTCCCGGTAGCACTTCTCGCCTAATGGCCCAGGACCATTCACGTAAGCAATGCCGAAACTGTTAAACATGTTTCGCTCTCGCTGAATCGCATCTTCCACAATCCGCTCGATGTACTGCTGCACGTGCGGTTCCAATTCTTCCCAGAATTCAAACAGCCACTTCACGTGGTCACTCACAGCGATTGTTCGACGCCCCAAGTAATATGCCGTTGCTGACATAATCAGATCATCTCGCCTTTGTTCACTCAGCTTCATACCTCAATCCCTCGTAAGACCTTTATTTCCGACGTGGCTTCATCTCATGCGAAACCCACGTCCGTAAAATCGACTCGATACAGTCCCAGTGCTTGGGCCGCCACAGGGCCACGCAAAGACAATCGTTGACTACACAGCCACCGAATTTGGAACGCTTGTGAATATTCTTAAACTCCTCAACAGTGCAGCCTGCGAACGCTGCCAGCCACTCCCATTGTTCCTTTGTTGCTGATCGGGTTGCGTTCTTCAGTTCTGCAACAATCACGCATCCATTGCGTGCCATTGTGATGTCTGGGTAACCATCATCACCGGTGTACGCAGTACGGTATCCCTTGGCTGTTAAAGCTGGGCGAAAGTGAACACGCATCCAACCACAGGCACCTGCGAGTTCCAGCGTTGCTGACTGAAGTTCTGATTCAGTCATGCGAGGCTTGGAGACTGGTGTGATTGGGTAACGCACTGGACTTATCCTTTCGCTGCTAACTGCTGAACCAGTTCGTCCACCTCTGAGAGATAGTCTGCATCCGGTTTTGTGTAGTTCTCGCTCTGCTGAGACAGTTTTCGTAATGTGTCACCAACATGCTTACGACGAGCGTTTTCTTTGGCTGTACGGATAATCGCGTCATACATCGATTCACCTTTCGACCTTTCGATGCCTGCGTGCGACCGCACCCACAAATCAATCTTGCTGGCTTCCTTTGATTTGTCGGCACACATCGTCAGTAGCTCTCGAAATCGCTCACTAACGCAATCATGTGAGTCCAATCGTTGCTCACCCGTTGCCATCATTGCACCAACTGCCATGAACAGGACCGCTTCCTCCCGTGCTGTGCGACGTTCGCGTCTGTTCGATAAACCGTTCATCTTCAGTCGGTAACTTTCCGTAGTCGCTGACACCTCTGAGATAACACCCGTGCATCTGAGGTTGACGTGCCTATGTGGTTTGTTGTTCGTTGGTAGTGCTAAGTCGTGCCATGTTTCATTGGATTCTCAACGTGCCCTCCTACCCCGCAGATTGTTTTGTGTCGCCTGCGAACTCAGTGGCTAATTCCTCACGACATGCACGTCTTGTGTTCAACACTACCCTGATATTCTTCCGGCGAGGCATACGGAGCACATCGCCACTCAGTTCTCTCTGACCTCTCATTTGGTACTCCCGGTCTGTTTTCCTCCTCCGGGCCCCAAATGGTTTGTCAGCCTTCCCTCCCACTCGTTCGAATCGGTCCAGGTTGTCGACAGTGACGAACTGTCAGCAGCAAACAAGTGGGTGGTGCTGCCTGCATACGTCGATGGGCATCTAATCCGGTCTGATCTCCACTTGATCATTGGTCACCAACAGAATGAATCCGACACGAAAGAACTGCATTGACTGGGCTGTCTTGCTGTACACGGAATCAAACGTCGCGTCCTTGCGGACAACGCATGGCTCGAATGCCTTGTCACCAACTCGCTTAACCATTGCCTTGGTTCCTTTCTTGATGAAGTACACCGGCTTTGATGGTGTTGGCTTCGCACCTGGATACACCGTTTCCGTGCGTTTGCGTTGTTGTTCGCTTCCGGTCCAGTCCGTCATTGTGATCTCAGTTAGAATGGTGCGATCTGCTGAATTCGTCGATATCCATTAACATTACCAGTGCGTCGAATTGAGCATTGGAGTCAGGATTGCGAATGCCTGCCTGCAGTGCCGCGATGATTGTGCCTACTGACCTGTCGCCACCATCAATGGCGTCCATGTCACTAACGTTTTTCTTTGCTTTTTCAAGTTTTTCTTGGAATGCGTGCTCGCTCAAAACGGGACCTCCTCAGTTACGACACCATGACGCTTAGTCATTCGTGCCTCGACTTGTTGTTTGCCACCTTCCATCATCGCAATGTTCTGTTGCAGCTCCGGTCGGTCCAGGTTTTCCTTCATCCATCTCACATAGCCGCTCGGAATCTCGCTAAGCTTCTTTCCAGCGTGCTTGCCGAACGTGACGATGTAGTCTTTGCCAGTGCCGCTCCTCATCTTGGTGATCACAGCACCGGCCTGCTTCTTCGTGTAGCCTGTCGCTGTCTCCGCCTTGACTCCGAGTTTCATCAGCAGATTGACCTGCTTCTGACTCGCCATGTCACGCGTTGGCTGATAGTCCGTGAAGGGATCGAACTGACCACCACCAAACAAATCGACATCGTGCGCTGAGTATTCACCCGACTCCGCATAGGTCCGTGTCTCCAGTCGTTGCCGTCTGCGTTCTTCTGCCCGCTTCTCTTTCTCTTCGCGGGCCCGCTTGGCTTTCTCGAACAACTCCTGCATGTCGACCGCTTCATCTGACTGGCGAGCCATCTGAACCGCCATCGACACGTCAGCTTCGACCGTTTCACCAGCGAGGCAATCAGCCACACTGACGAGCTTGTGACGTCCACTGTTCCCCACGAAATCAAGCACCGTGCAATAAGGCTTAACACTCGCAGCGATCGCAGCACGACGATCAATGGCAGTTACTGGACCGTCCACCGTTCCAGGCAATGGGCGAGTGCCTCTGCCAATAATCTGACAATTGCCAACAATGCAGACTTTTCCATTACGTCGTGTGACAAGAGTTCCAAGTTGTGATTGCACACACCAAACATCCTCGGCACTCCAAGTCTCCACTTGAAACACTGGTCGGTCCTTTGAGTTGCATCCACCAATTGCTTTCCAGCAATTCTTTTTCAAGTGCAGCTTGAAAAGCGGGTTCTTTCCATGGTTCGGGTACGTTGCCATGTTGCAAGACCAACCACGACGAACTGCTAAGCTTTGAATCCTCTCGGCAAATGTCTTGTTCCCAGTTGAGATGTGATAGCTTGCTCGCTTCCAGTCCACGTTCTTCGGCTGCTTGTCCCCATCTCCCAAGTGAATCGCATGCAGTAACACGTCAAACTGTTCTTCAGTCACAGCGTCAAGAGACTCTGCAAAGTCTTTACTCATGAATGGTTCTAGCTTGCCCCAACCAGTCAGATGTTTGTCGGTGCCGCGTGGCTTGCCGTGAGATATTGTCCATATCACAGCATCTGATGTGGCATTAAACGATGTCTGTCGCTCCTTAGTTGACTTTGTGAACTTGAATCGACATCCACTAAGCATTGCGTCAATGTCATTGACCCATGGTTGATGCTCACCTTGAGTGATAGTGATTTGCTTGGTGTATTTATTGATTGTCCCATCAGTCATCACCCACCCAATGAATCGCAGTTCATCGTCAGACAATGGGACTCCATCGCTATCCTGGACACCTGACACAGGCACTCGAAATGTATCTACAGTGCGCGCTGCGTCTATCGCCTTCGTCCTTGTCCATGGTGTCCAAATGCGTTTCCGCCCACGCCTCGTTTTAATCAGCATGTCGTGATTGTCAGTCACGCGAATATCTAAGTGTGGACTTTGATATGAAACAAATCGCTCATTCGGAAATGCTGACCTTCGAATCTTTCCAATTACCTCACACCACTGAACCCTGCCGCTCAATGGATTCATTGATGCGACTTGAGCAATCTGGTGAAGATCACCAATGCCTTTCCAGCCATCTGGAGTCAGTATTTCAGTCTTGCTATCGAGACAGTACAGACTCTCTGATTTCGTCGGTCGAGCATTGGCCACAATCGCTGTGTCTGGTGCGTCAAAGCCCTCCGTAGCGACCATGCAATTCACCAAAACCTGCGTTTCTTTGTTCTTGTACCGCTCGACAATCCGTTTCCGTTCATCTTTGTCTGTGCCACCGACAATCAGTTCCGCCGTCGCACCGTGACGATTGAACGATGCTGTGAAATGCTTGGCTGGCTCGACTCCCGGCGCGAAAAACAGCACCTGTTGCCCGTTGGCTTCCTTGAGTGTCGGATACACAATCTCATGCAGTGTCTGTTCTTCGTCCGCTGTCAGCTCCAAAAAAGCTCTCGACAATTCCCCGTCTGCCAGATCACCGCCTGCTTTGGTTCCAACGCCACTGATATCAAGATGCTCACATTCCACAAACCGCTGACGAATCGGACACAACCACCCCTCATTGATGCCCGTCAACAGGTCCATCTCATAGGCGACCGAATCAAACACATTGTGCAGCCCCACACCGTCCGCACGCTTAGGAGTTGCTGTCACGCCCAGAACGTTCAAATCCGGGTTGCCAGTCATGAAGTGCTTGAGGATGCGGCGGTAACTGGTCGCCGATGCGTGATGCGATTCATCAATAATCACAGCACCAAAGTCGAGCGGATTCAGCTTGGTCATCCGATAGACTTTGCCGCTGCCTTTGCACTTGCCACAGTCACCGCCACCGCCACTGCACCAGTCACACTTACGAGTCGAGTTCAGCGTTTGCACAGTCGAGACCACAACATCTGTCCCTTTTGGGCAGAGTTGCGAACCCATCTCGATACCGGCAGTCAGACCCGCCCGCTTAGCATGTCCGACCGCCTGAGTGATTAATTCCGTGCGATGTGCAATGACGAGAACTCTAGCCACGACAAACGTCCTCCATGATCGCTGTAAAAATCACGCTTTTTCCAAGACCAGTTGCAAGACATGCCAGCGTCACGCGATTGCCCATAGCCCAGTGTTCATGAACTGACTTGCGGCACTCTAACTGATACGGTCGCAATGTCACCTCTTCCGCTGCCTTGATGTCTTCCACAACGGGTGAATCGTCCAGCTCTGCAAACAGACTCATTGTCATTTCGCCACCTCCGTTTGCAGATGGTTTTTGTACTTCTCTGGGAAGTAGCCATGGCCTTTGCATCGGTCGCATCCATCTCCGACACAGTTGGGGCAGGTGGCGTAGTAGGCTGAGCGAACAATCTCGTCCTTCAAATGCTTCACGGTTCGTTCGACCTCTTGCGAATCCACAAACTCGCAACCTGGCTTCTCGCACAGGGAAAGCAGATCGCGTTTCACCTTGTCGAGCACCTTGCCAGTGCTGTTGAGTTCGTGGCGACGGTCCCAGGCTTCCATCAGTTTCGATGGGATGTCATGTTCCAGTTTGTCTTTGACCACGGAAGGTGAAGCGGGAGGCGTCGTCTGCTCTGGGCCTGTCGCAGATTCTGACTCGTCATCAGAAGGCGGGGGAGGTTGAGTTCCACCCGACGCCTCAACCGTTTCATTGAAGAAGTCACTGACCGCTGTGTTCTTGGCTGATTCTTCGTCTTTAGTGTCGTCTTCTGGCGTGTAGTAGTCCTTGTACGATTGCTCCATTTGGCGAACGGACTGCCTGAGCTCGTTCGCTTCTTCAAGCCAATCTTCAGGGTCGTTGTCGAATTCCAGAGCTTTGACAAAATGGGTAAAGCTCAGGTTTGCTAATCGATTAGCAATCTCCTTAAATCGCTCATGCACCCTGCGCTTCTGATTCACTGACTGACGGCTCAGGTCTGTAGCATCGGCGAATTCCTGCTCTGACTTGCCGAGCTTCACCCATTCGGACGCAGCCCAACCGACTGTCCAGAACTCCGCAGCCACAGCGCTTTTCGCAGCGTCAATCAACTGCTGAGCGTCCACTTCTGCCTGTTGCACAATTGCTGTTGTTGGTTTCATAACGGCCAAACCTCCATCACCACCTTAAGAATCCCCACAGTCACTCCCGACGCGATCAATGCGTCTTTGCATTCAGCGATTGTCAAAACAACACCTCCTGACGTGACTCGTCGATGGCCTTTTCCAAGTTTCGGCATGCGATCTTGTAGTAGCTCGGTTTGAGTTCGATGCCTATGAATTTGCGGTGCATCTTCAAGCTGCAATAACCCTCGCTCCCAATTCCAGCGAATGGGCTCAATACGACATCGCCGGGATTACTCCACAACTGCAATGCTCGCTCAATCACGTCGAGCTGCAATGGGCAAATGTGTCTTTCGTCATCCTGCTCGCGCCCTTCACGGTAGTTGTTCAGCGTCCGATTCATTCTTATGTCTGACCACACTGGACTGGCGTATTTCTGCCAGACGTCAATAGAGAATCGCCCTTCGCTTCGGAACTCTGAATCATCACCAATAAACATATTGAATGCACCGGCAACGGGCTCTGGACGTTCACCTGTCTTGCGAAACGTGCATAGGTAGTCCGGGATTCCTTGACGACTCATCGATGAGTCTTTGACGATCTGCTTGTGCAGCAGCCCCAACGCCTTTGTTCGCTGCATGGCTGTCACTGGATCCTTCCAAATGCAGACTTCGCTGTGATAAATCCAGCCCGCCGCCTCAAATGCACGAATCACGTCGCCGCGAAAGTCACGAATTCCGATGTATCCGCTGTGCTGCTTTGTTGTCGGTAGATTCATGCAATGCACACTGCAATTAGACCCTGGCTTGGCGGCTCTCAGTAGCTCAGGAATGAGAAAGTTGAAGTGCCCCCAAAACTCCTCATCACTCTTGCAATTGCCCATGTCGCGCTCGCTGTCCGAGTATGTATACAGGCTTGCAAACGGTGGTGAAAACACCGTGAACCCAACTGAGTCGTCGGGGATCTCCTGAATCACCTCGCAGCAATCGCCATTAAATAGCGAGTAGTCGTCGGTAGTTACCTGATCAATGCAATGCACAAGCTTCTCCTGTTAGCCATGACGGAATTGTGATTTGCGATGTAGCCTTGTAGTCGGCCACAGGTTTTCGACCGTACAGTTGAGAGAACATGCCATCCCTCATTGCTTCTGTCATACCAGACATCATTTCAGTAAAATCAGACTGTTTGCGGCTCAATGTGTCAGCAAGGTTGGTCTCATTGTCGCTCATGACAATGTGACAGTTCACTTGATTAGACTGACCGAAGCGATAGAAGCGACGAATCGCCTGATACCACATCTCGAATGAGAAGTTGGCCATGTATGTTGTGTTGCGGCAGTGCTGCCAGTTCAGTCCAAACCCTCCGATCTTAGGCTTCGTGATCAACACTCGCTCTTTTCCCAGCGTGAACGCTTCGAGCTTGTCACATTTCGATTCTTCGGAGTCCGAGCCACGCACTTCAACTGCGTCAGGTATCACTTTTCGCAGTGCATCCGCTTCCGTGTTAGTGTCCACCCAGCACACCCACGACTCATTGCTATTGTTCACTAATCCAGAAATCAGCTCCGCTTTTTCTTTAGCTGACCGCCCCTTCTCTTTGTAGATATTGGTTGCGGAAACCTCGCTACCCGCGTTAAACAAAAAACCTGCTGGCGCCTCATCGGACTCGACAACGTGCTCACAGATGTTTAGTTCCGGCAACGCGTAGCCTTCGTCGCTAAATCCGATGTCCGATGGTTTGCCGATAGCCAGTGCCCATGACGATACCCAATTCCAGAAATTTGACTTTGCATGGCCCCTTAGTCGCCATTTGGATGTCTCGCCACCATCGTGAACAAAGAACTGTGACAGCATCACATCACGCTGCATGACACCCAAAAACTCGCATTGGTTGCCAAGTTCCATGTGGTCATTCGGTGCTGGTGTTGCCGTGGCAACCATGCGATACTTAGTTTCACTAAACGCGTCGCACAACGCTCGTTTCGTCTTACCCGCAAAACTCTTGAGAATGCTCGCTTCGTCCAGGCAAACCGCATCAAATGCGGATGGATCAAACTTGTGCAACTTCTCATAGTTCGTGACGTTGATGCCGCTCGCGACTTCGCTGGAGTCTTTGACAACCCTAATGTCGCAGTCGATATCAAACTTCTCAGCTTCCCTCAGCATCTGCGGGCCAACAGCTACCGGCGTCAACAGCAATGCACGCTTGGCACCACCCTTGCGAATCATCAGCCGCAACCAGTCGAGTTCCATGAGAGACTTGCCCAGTCCGCAATCTGCGAACGTTCCACAGCGACCTTTTGCGGCGTTCCATTTCACAATCGCACGCTGAAAGTCGAACGCGTTCGGATTGACGTCGGATTCATCGATGTCAATTCCGCATGACTCGTGACGTCGATGCTTGGATGCGATGAAATCGTGATAGCTTTTTACTTGAGCCATATGACCGTCTCCCCTGTCACCTGATGTCCAACGGAAGCAATCTCGGACTTGTGGAACAGCCACTCCGCACGGGACTGGTCACCTGTTGGCATTTCCGACCAGCGACCGTAAGCACGCCAATTGCCATCTTCGTCACGGGCCACCATGTAACCGCCCTCGCATTCTTGGCCAGTGGCGGGCGATGTCCGTTCGTGTTTAACCACGACCTTCATTGCGTCACTCCAAAGAAAAACCCCAAGCGACTGGAGAAGCAAGCCGCAAGGGGTGAATCCGGTTTCCCGGTCGATTCTGTTGTCCGGCATCCTTCTCCAAATGCCGTCATCCGTGTACGTCGCATGGTATACACCGGCATATGTCAGTGCAATACTGAATCAGGGTTTATACCATGGATACATAAAGAAAAAACGAGTCTGACACAAGTTGCGTATCTCCTGGCGAAGTTGCTGAGCAGCGTTTGCGTTGCCGGGATGCCAAAGGTCCACATCGAGGTAAAAGGAAGATGAATTAGGGATGCCTTCTTCTTTGAGACGTTGGCCCTCACGCTCGTCGCGCGACACAGCTCGTGTGTGCTGGAGTGCGTCGAAAAAGTCGCGCCTCGCTCCGTACGGCAGTGTCGAGGTTGTCTGATTCTCATTTCGATAGTGTTCGATCTCCTGTTCAAACCGCGTCAACGCATTGCGATCCGAAAACTGCACCACATATCGAAAGTGATTCTGATCGTTGACTTTCCGCCGTTGCTCATCGACTACGACTGCGTCGAACCGTTCTTCCAGTTGATCCCGAAGGTCCTTTGTAATTGAATCAAACTCAAGAACGAGGAGCATTGATGGGTCAACACCCGATGCCTGCCGCGATGCCGTGACTAGATTGAGCGCGTCGGTCGTCTGGTGAGCGACATCCTGCGCGTGTGTCGGACGGCTCGTCGGGCGAGGAGGAGCTTGACCGAATGGACTTCGTCGTCGAATTTCCGGCTGGCGGGTTGGCTCACGCTGAAACTCGATATGGTCAAGATCACCTGCATTCTTTTCGACGGCCATTAGTTAGTCCTTGTCAACGACTGGATTGCCATCGACATCAGCGTTCGAGCGTATCGACTGACGGTATGAGTAGCGGTCGAGGGCGTCCTTGAGTTCCTTTTCGGAGAAACTCTTCTTTCCATCGAGGGCACATTGCTTGCGAAGATCCAGGCAAACCTGTTCGGCGTCAGCGAATGTCGCGTTTTGCAAATGTGCCACGATGGACTGGATATGCTTCGGTTGAGTCGAAAGTGGTCGAAGACGCTTCTGTACCAGGACTTTGAGTTGATCGGCAGACGGCCGCTCCAGTCGAAGAACATCGTCAAACCGGCGCCACAACGCTCGATCGAGCACCGACTCGAAATTGGTGGCAGCAATAACGAGCGACCGGCCTTTGAAATTGTCCATGATTTGAAGATACGAATTGACAACTCGTTTGATCTCACCGTGCTCCGTTACGTCATCGCGTGATCTTCCAATGGCGTCAAACTCATCGAAGAACATCACCCACTGTCCTCGGTCGGCGTAGTCGAACACTTTGCGAAGGTTTGCTGCGGTTTCTCCAAGTAGCGATGAAACAACGGAATCGAATCGAACATAGAGAAGCGGCAGGCCAAGCTCCGAAGCAATCGCCTCTGCGGTAGCTGTCTTTCCACATCCAGGCGGCCCACACAGCAGTAAGCGTTTTGTTGGCGTCAATCCATTGGCTTCCAACACATCCCACTCGCGAAACTCTCGAATCACTCGGTCGACGCCGTTGCGGACAACATCCGTGAGGACAAGATCGTCCAGATAACGGTCGGTACGTCGGATTTCCAGAAGTGACGTTTTGCGTTCGGGATCACGAGGCGGCGGGTCAAATGTCGAAAGCATCTGAGGCTCAGAAGGACTTGCCGTTCCGTTCTTCAGGATGCGTTCCAATTCATTGGCCACAACTGGATGATGCTTCTTACGTTCTTCGTCAATGATTTCCTCAGCGGCCTCGGCGAACGCTCGGTCGTCGCGGCTCTTGAAACTGTGAAACAGTTTTTTCAACAGGTCTGCGCGTGCCATATCAGTTGACCTCCCGGTCATTTCGACACGCCGATTCAGACGTTGTTCGTCGCATGTTTACGCTCACGCCGCGTCCTCCTCGAAGGTGAGGCCGAAGACGATTCCACGATATTTGGCGTTGCGTTGAAATGCCTCTGGTGTCACGGGGGGACCAACTTTTCGAACACGCAAATCTGTGTATTGGTAATCTGGCCAACAATCCTGAAGACGAATGAGGTACTGATACTTCGCCTTGCTGGCACTGCGGGCGTTGATCGTATCCCGGAATTCAGGAACTGATGCTACCCACACTTCAAACGCGAACACATCGCTCACAACGTCACCCCAAATTCTGACGCCACCATTTTTGCCGTATGCGCATACGTCACAGCTTCAATGCAGCGTTCTTTCATGGATTGGTTATCTTCTTCGTCTGCCCGATACCACAGCTCACACAGACCCCATTCGCGTTCCCAGTTCCACGGCTTTTCGATGACCTGCAAAATGTCCTCCGCGTCGTAGCAGTGTTCACTCACAAGCCAGTGACAGAGCTGGTACAGGTTGCCGGGGTGTTGTTCGTGCCAGTGACTTCTCACTTGAATCTCCTCAGTGCCGTGTAAATCGCCGTAGATATTTCATCCACCTGCTGTTGATTTCCTTCCTTCATCAGTTGGCAGCACTTGTTACCGAGTGCCAACACTTCATCTCTGGTCGTGGCTTCGCGCAAGGCTTTCTTGGCTGCGGCGATGCGTGTTTCGATGTTCATGATCGTGTCAGGTCCGTTCCAAGATGCTGCTTCTGGATTAGTGGCCGTGCATTGCCTTCGGGGACGCGGACTCTCACGGCAATCACATCCTTATGCCCCAGCCAGTCACCCTTCACTGGATAGAGTGTCAGTTTCTGACCGACCATCTTTTCGCGATCGTTCGTTTTCAACGCAGCCTTAAGCAGCCTGACGTTGGACTTTCTAAGTACAGCTATCTTGGTTGTCTCAACAAAGTGAACTGGATAACCCTCAATCACCTGTCCTTGCTGCGACTTCATTGAATTCTCATCGCCAACCGACTTAATCGTCAGTGTGATGTCCGACCACTTGCCGCCACGTTGCAAGTCTTCACCGTGGATGAATCGGCTGTCGTCTTTGATGATTTGGTCACTACTCATGTCAGTTCCTCTGATGTATCCACGAACTGAAACTCAGGCGAGGCAGGACGCGGTTGAATGCACTGTTGCATGACCTTGACTGACTTCAGAAACGCTGGGACCGCTGACTTCAACGCAGCAATGACTTCCTCATCGCGACCAACAATGATGTGCATCGGGTGAATCTGTGGATGCCATGCGTAGAAGTGACATTGCAACCGGCCAGTGATCCAAAGCATGCCCTGGACCTGCAATCGGTACTCGTCCGGCAACTGTCCGTTGAGTTGATACTTAATCAGAGTTTCCGGTTTCGGACACTTCACCTCAATCAGTTCTGTCTCGCCGATCAACCCATCTGGTGAGCATCCGCAGTGCTCGTTTAGTTCGACAAATCCAACACGCTCAACCGTCAGATTGTTGGTCCGCTCGAACTCGGCAATCGCATAGTCTTCGGCCTCCATGCCGTATTGCATCCAGTACGTTGGCGCAAACTGCGGTGACTCAATCTCTAAACGTTCCGCCACCAGTTCGGCAGCGTAGTTTTCAGCAGACTTAGACATCTTCAACGTCTTGGCTGTCACAACGTCTTTAAACCGTGAAGCCGTTGCCTTGCCTTTGCGGATCTGCTCCCACTGCTCGGAGCCTTGCGGAAAGGTGTAAATTTTCATTTATCCAAACTCCATCGCTAAAGACAATTCCACGTCAATCAACTTGTGAATCATGTTTCGTTCCACCAACCACTCAAGTCGTCCTTGTGGTTCCGTAAACCATTCGCGACCTCGACAAGGCACGCCAAGAACACGGATGACCTCTTGTTCCCAAAACCACACGTTTTCACTAAACACCAACCCTTGAGGACTCAGGTTGTTTTGCTCCATGCGGCAAAACGGGCACTGCTGGTGAGTCATTCCAACCTTAATTAGACCGCACTCCGAAAAACCCGCATAAACAAACCCCCAGTGATGATTCTTGTGTATTTCTTCAAGAACGGGCATCACTAAAGCACATTGAGTCCACAGAAAATTATCATGCAATTGGCGACAGCGGCTCATTCCAAAACCTCCAACACTTTCGCGGAACTGATTCGCAGTGTCTGTGCAATCACATCGACCTCTGCATCCTCCTGCCACATCTTCAGAACAGCATCAGCAACCGGCATCGCTTGCAGTCGCTCAATCGCTTCCTGATGGGCTTCAATTTCTCTGCACTGGCAGATGTACTGGTAGCACGATTCGCAGTTGATGTTGTTGTTCATGCTTGTTTCGCCTCGTCATACAAATCCAGTGCTCTCTGGATGTTTCGCCCAACGCCGTCCTCATCGACCATGGCAGCACACATGGCAACACCGTAGAGATAACCCAAGGCGGAGTTGCATTGCATGAGTACGTCAATGACGAGATCTTTGTTTTTGGCGTCGCACTCTTTTAGTGACTGGATGGCAGCAGCTACTTCTGATGCTTCGACTCGCTTCATGTTGACTCCTTGATTGCATTTGCAATTGCTGATTCAAAGCTCGGACCTGTAGCAACAACGTTGCGCTGAACGTCAAACACAAGCCAGTTTTCCAAGCCATGCGGTAACGACTCAGCTTCCAAACTCATGCCCTTTTCGTCAGACAGATGCTTAAAGTTTTCGATTGCTGACAACTTGCGACCAACTAGTGATTCGCGAGTCAATGACCATTTGGCGCCAGCGATGAAGGCGTTGTTGCAATAGTCGCGAAACATCTTCACGAGATCTTGAGCACCTTCCTTGGAGCTAAAATCGATTTCCCGCAACTTGTCGCAGATTGATTCAAGTGCAACCTGGTCGTGATAGTTCTGGCCTGCTTGGCCTGGATCGTCTTCACTGGGCTCAAACACTGTGACTCCGTTGCAAGGTAATGAACAATTTGAACTGAGGCATTGCGGACAGAATGTCATTTGCCACCTCCCATGATTTCGATCAGACTGC